ACAGAATTATATCCTGAAGAAATTGTCACAACTTTGAATGGACAAGATATATCGATTGGATATAAATTTCCTAATCCCTTTAAAATTACTTCATATTACAGAGGTAAACAAATAGGGATAAAATTTTTAGATTCATATTTACAATCTTTCTCTGCAACTTATAATCAAAATTCTCAGGCGATGCACAAAGACGGTAATTTTACCGAAGTTGACATTAGTATGACATTTATCGAAACTAGAGCACTGTCACGTAAAAAGATTGAGGAAGGGTTATGACATATTTTAAAAATTTTCCTTTAACCGGATATAAATTCGGTAATAATTCTGAAAGCACTTTTTTTCAGAACGTGTCAGTGTATGCTGATTTGATTGACAACATCACTGATGAAATATCATTTTATCAGGAGTATACTATACTAGATGGAGAGAGACCAGATACACTTTCGTGGAGATTGTACGGAACTCCAGATTATTATTGGACGTTTTATCTGATAAATCCAGAATTAAGAGAAGGTGATTGGCCAAGGTCATTTTCGGATCTTAGTGACGTAACAGCGAATATCTACCCCGGTGTAGAAATGAAATATTCTGATATAAGTCTAATCAGCGCAACTCCGGGTGCGCCGAGCACTCAACAAGAGGTTTTCGATTGGTTCGATCCTGCAAACAATTACACTATCACGGTAGATCTCGTACCTTCTAGTCCTTATTTGAATGTTTCTTTTCGTCCTAGAAGGTCTCATGATTTAGGACAGGTGTTTCTTGAACCATATTCTGTCAAATTTAACACAAGAGACCCATACCGTCAATTTGAACCAGACATATATAAACCCGGAGACACAGCGTCAATTGAAACAACTTTAGATGAAGAAATAATAGGTTCTACGTTTAAGAATAGAATACATGATGATTTACCAGTATCACCAGTAGTTTTGTCTAACGGTGTTTCATTTACTATGACTAGTTTACCGTTGATAGAGGATTCAATACATCATTTTGTGAATAGTGATAACGAATGGGCTGATCCTACATATACATCACAACTTACATATACAACTTTAGGTTTAGCACCAGTCACTTACCTTGAACACGTAACTGAACAAAACGATTTGAGAAAAAACATTCGTATTTTCAAACCTTCTTCAATTGAAAAAGTAGTTTCTGAGTTTCAAAGGATTATTAAATCGTAATGGTGAGTCCTACTTTAGAACAAGAGTTTAAAATAGTAGAAGCATTCATTTCTGCTGATCGTTTGGGCGATGAAGAAATTGAAATCGCACAAAGAATTTATGAACTCGTGATATACGAATCTCTTGAAAAACCGTATCTAAGTGGAGAGGTTGCAATCACAGATGATGTTGCGTTATTTGAAAAAATAAGATTTAAAGGATCTGAAAGTTTAACGGTTGTAATTGCAGGAGTCGAAAAAGGATTAGATCCTGCAATCACCAAAACTTTTATCATGTACAACATGAAAAAGGTCATCAAAGGTACGGACAACACTGCAGTTTTTGTGTTCGATTTGATGGAACCACATGCTTATTTTAATGAACTTAAAACATACAGTAGGAGTTACACTGGTAAGATTGAAAAAATCATAACTCAGATACTAAATTCTGAGTTAGGTAAAACAGTAGATCAAAGTTATTTAACTTCAGAGGGAAGTGCACAAGATATCATGAGATATATTGTTCCTTACCTTACACCTTTAGAAGCATGTGACGTTTTAAGAGATCGAGCAACTACTAAAAACGGAAGTCCTTTTTTTCTTTATGCATCTTTGTATGATGATTCATTAAGATTGGGTGATCTTGATAAAATCATACAACAATCAGCATATAATTCTAAACTACCCATGTTGTACTCTGCGGCCGCTACACAAGCAACAGGAAATGATGATCAGGTAAGAAAGGCTACTACTATAAAAGCAATGTCAGAATTCAACAGGTTCGACACTCTCACGAAATTTGAAGAGGGGGGTATCAGTGCATTTTATACATCTACAGACACAGCCACAGGAATATCTTATCGAGTACACACTACAATTCAAGATGTTTTAAATTCAATGAAAGCAAATGCAATCATCGATAGATCTAACAACCAATCTATATATGATGAGGATCAAGTGTTAGATGAAAAACCAGTAGATTTTTATAATCCTGTTTATTTTCATCAAGTCAACTCTTCTCAAACATACGGTGGTATTTCTAGTTATCATGATGCAAATACCTCAGATAAATTCTCTCTCAAAGTTAGAAACTATATGTTAAAAGATGCGTTGTATGCTAATATTTTGAATGTAACTGTGTCGGGAATCACCATGTTAAGTGCGAAGGCGGGAGTCGGTGACATCATTCGATTAAATTTTTTAATTGGTTCAAACTCAAGAGAGAATGAAAAGAATCCTTTAGATAAAAAACAATCTGGTGATTATATCATATATCATGCAAAACATATGTTTAGACAGACTACACATAACGTGTCAATAGCCGCAACTCGTTTAGCATATACTGAGGATTTATAATGACAGCATATACTATACCAAAAGAATTTTATGGTGATCGCAATCGTTGGTTCGTTGGTACGGTAGTCAACTCATCACCACCACCCGGATTCGAAGGAAGAGTTAGAGTGAGAATTCATGGTGTGCACAATTTATATACAGGAGACGTGAGAGAAACTGATTTACCTTGGGCACAAGTGATGATACCGACAACCGAAGGAGGTATATCAGGTTTAGGACGTATTCCACAGTTGACTGCCGGTGCATTTGTGTTCGGTATGTTTTTAGATGGTAAAACATCACAGTTACCTTTGATCTTAGGGAGTGTTCCACGTAACGAGTTACCAACAACCACACAAGAAAGAACATCGCAAGATCAAAACTCGTTTCAGTACAATCAAGAAAAACTTTTAAATGTTGTGACTACTTCTATCGAAGGTGATGAACTCAGAAGAACTAACACCAGACGCAGACGCAGTCAAGCGATGAAATTTTTTATTGAAAACGGATACAAACCCATACATGCTGCAGCAATTGTAGGTAATCTTGAGACTGCATCTAAATTTGTATTATATGATCAACAGAAAGAGGAACAAGGGATTGCGCTTTGGGATTCTCTCGCAGAAAATAGATTAAAAGAACTTAAAACATTTGCAGGATTTTTTCAACCATCAACAGATTGGAAAACGTTTTCAGTACAACTTCAATTTGTGGTGTATGAATTACGAAACAAACAAAGGATTGCAAATGTCAGACTGATATCTTCAGATTCTATACAAGATGCAGCAGATGCATTTAACAAATATTATATGAAGAGATCATTAGGAGGATATCAGGGTATTGCCGAGGAAGCATATGATGAGGTGTTCGAATGACATCTAAAACAGAAATAAAAAACGAGATTGAGAACCTGGCGGGTAAGAAAGATCAGTATCAATCGGTAGTAAACGCAGCCGACAAAGCAAAGACAGATCTTACAAACGCACGTGAAACAGTAGTGGGTAAGGTCGCCGGAGAAGTAAACAGTGGTGTTCAGTCTTTAACATCTCAAGTCAATAATCTAACAGGCGATGCAAGTAAATTAAACACCGCACCCGTTGAAGGGTTGTTAGACGAAGCACAAAATGTTTTAATTTCAACCATGGAAGATGCATTGGACAGTGTGACATTTACTGCCAAACTTGCACCTAAAGTTAAATGGAGACAAGTTGGAACCACTGGCGCATATCTTCCAGAGGCGCAAAAGACAGAAGACATAACCAAAAGTGTTAAAGACGCGATGAACGCTGCAGTCAGTGACGCACAGAAAGCAGTCGCAGTTGCTGGTGATCCAAAAGGATTCAGCAAAGCAATCAAAGATTTAGAAAATAAAGTCGGTGCATTCGATAGTTCAGACGCATTAAGTAAACTTGCCGCTAAGGCAAACGTTGTAAAAGATCTAGTCCTTGCAGCAAAACCAACGGTTCCCGGTAATATTCACGGTGCAATTACATTTGAGGTTCCTTTAGGCGATTCCGCAATTTCATTGGACAGTGATTTTCAACTAGGTTATATCGATGAAATAGACAACGCAGTGAACAGAGTTAATCAATTCAAAGACAATCCTCTCAAGGTAGTATCAGAAGAACTTGATAACGCATTGGGTGGTCTTGGAAGTAAACTTGTCAACGATGTTAAATCCGCTGTTGATGAAGTCGAGGCATCAATCAATAGTGTGGTAGACAAAGCAAACAATTTCATTGACAACACGTTCGCTTCATTAACAGGTTCCACAAATACAAACAATGGATTTATACAAAATATCAATCGTGAGGGACAAAAACTCGCAAAAGACACAGTTAAGAGTCTTGCGCCAGAACTCACGGAGGATGAGGTTGACGAGGTAGTAACCAAAGCACAAGGAACAGAAAAGGAACTCAGTGAGGCTACACAAATTGTCAAGAACAAATCAAGCAAACCCGTAGAAGAAATACGTCTAGATCTATCACAACTTGACACAACCATTGCGGGCACCTCCGTCATAGGTAACGAGAACAGCGCATTCGCTGATCCGTTTGAGTTACAAGGTGCATACGTGGGATGGGAAACAGGTTCACCTCGTTTCTTTTACGTTTCAAGTTTTGAAGAACTCGAAGCTGAGTTTAACACAATTGATCGTGAAGTCACAGAAATGGTAGTGCATTGGTCCGAAACATTTACAAACAAGAATATCGGTGCAGAAGAGATCGATTCAATTCATCGAGAGTTAGGATTGACTGGTATTGGATATCATTACGTGATACGCAGAGACGGATCATTACAACGTGGACGCCCAGTCAATCGTAAGGGAGAACACGCAAACATCAACGGGCATGATGAATATTCAATCGGTGTGTGTTTCGTTGGTGGATTAAACTGTTCGAGCGAGACACCTGATCCCGAAACATTTCTTTCTGCCGATTCTCTCACACGTGCACAGATGAATACTTTTTATGACTTGTGTTCCGCATTTTATAATGAATTCCCCGGTGGTCAGATACTTGGACATAACGATCTAGATATAACACAATCAGATCCCGGATTCGACGTAAGAGACTACGTATTCGACGTGTTCAACAAACCATCAATTTTCGAAGATCCTAAGTCAGAAGGACCATTTTCACCACAAGATCTTATCAAAAAGGAAATTCCAACGTCATGACAACTTCAGTAGATACTCGACAGAATCGAATCAATCTCATCGGTGAGGCACGAGAGATCACAGACGGTGTGCCGCGTGATGGTTTTAACGATGCATCAGGTGAGTTTCCTAATCAAGATTATTTTTTTGGAACATCCGTTAACAAGGCTGCAAAAGGCGAGATCATCAACAATCTCTACTCAGGTGGTGGTGAGTACGGTATTCCAACATTACTCCCAGAACAAAGACCCTCACAGTATCCATTTAATCAGGTACAAGAATCAAAGTCCGGTCACGTCATTGAAATCGATGACACTCCCGGTGGTGAACGAGTACTCGTTAAACATCGTTCAGGTTCAGGTCTAGAACTTCGCGCAGACGGTTCAATTTTATTCTCATCTACCAACAACAAAGTAGAAATTACAGGTGGTGATCATACCGTCATCGTCGAAGGCACCGGAAATCTCGTTTATCACGGTAATCTTAATCTACATGTCACCGGAGACTACAACGTAACAGTAGACGGTAACTATAACGTTAAAACCGCTGGTAATCACACAGAAGAGATACATCGTTCACGATCAACAACCATTATCGAAAACGATAACACCATCATTCAGGGTGATCGCTCCGCTAAAATTATAAAGAACTCCACCGAAACAATCTTCGAAGATAATACCATACTTGTCAAAGGAAAGCAAAAGAATTTCGTACAGAAAACTATTGATTTCAACGCAGGAGAAAACATTACATCAACCGCCTTCAATCAATACACCATCGCTGCACAGGAGTATCGCTCAACCGCACACACAGTAGAACTCACAGGTGCACTCGGTGTGATAGGTGGTGAACAGATCGATCATTTCGGTAAGATGTTTGGTGGACCTCCCGGTGGATTAGGTAACGGTGGCACCACATTCTACGGTACTCTCGTAGGAAAAGCATCAAACGCAATCGTCGCTGATTTCGCAGAGGAAGCAGGTAAAGCATACCATGCACGTCAGGCTGCACACGCAAGACGAGCGAATCAAGCAGAAGTCGCTAAAGCATCTAAAAACACATGGTTAGATAATTTATCAGCGGATCCAACAGACGGAAGTTTATCCGCATACGATTCCAACGCATCGGAAACTTTTCCAACAGTTTATTCATATCAACAAATACCACCGACAACAACCATGCCTACATCAGATACAATCATCGCAAAAATTTCTTCGAGCGAGTACGGTATCGCTAACGTGAAGGTAGATATACTTGAAACCGATCCAGATTCTATTAAAAATCGTATCCTTCGTTCGGATGATTATAACGACCTAGTTTCCTATGATCCAACGATTCACGAGATTCGAAGCAAACTTCGTGATGCTAAGAACAGAGAAGATTCTAAATTTACAGGTACTTTAATCGCAGAAAATCTTTTAAACGCAGACTTCAAGCGCACAGTACCAGAGAAAATTAACCGATCAGCGAATAAAACAAAGAATTCTCGGTTCGGTTCTAAGTTTATTGGAAACAATCCGGCAGACAAGAAGTCTAAGAGGTTCAAAGTATGATATATCTTGTGGATCCACTGTACAATCCGAATCTATTAAAAGAGATCACATCAGGTGTATACCTTCAAAGAGGGATACCACTTGCAAAGTTTCTTGGCGCACGTGGTACTCGATCACAGTTGCAACAGATCAGCGTTGATCACAAACAGCTTGTGAGAAATCTTTATCTACACGCAGAGTTACTTCGAAGTGCTCAACGCAATACAGATCTTCAAAACGTTCGCGTAACGGTCGCTGAGGGCGTCTACGTGCCTGCTATAAACGAATCTCCCACGGGTGTCAACGAGAAGAAGGTTGATGGACGTGCAGTAGTATATCAGGTTATTAATAGAAAAGGCAAGACGGATATACCAAAAAGTTTTGATCTCGCAGTCTATTGGAAAGATTACGCTGACTATGATCGAATCTCATTAGATTACGATACGTATGATCCAAACGGAGATTTAGTAGCGAACATCGTAGTCGAGATGCCAAATGTTTCGGAATCATTTGATGTTAATTTCTCGAAGCAGATAGACACGTATTACAATGGCGCGTTACAAAGTTCGAATGAATTGTTAGAAATATTGAAATAAAAGTATAAATAGAACCATGGCAAAAATTCAAAGCACAGAAGATACCGCACTCAACAGTGTTGCTCTCGTAACGAATAGAAAACGAGTGTATAGCGACATTGATTTGACGTTCGCTCGTAACACCGCAAACGATGACGATATCTTTAAGAAGAAGGATGCCGCGGCAGTTAAACAGGCAGTGAAAAATCTTATACTGACAAACGAGGCAGAGAAACCATTTCGTCCTCGTTTTGGTGCGAATCTTACCGGGTTGTTGTTCGAACTCGTTAACGATGAAGATGCAGAAGAAGACATTCGCGAAAGAATATACGATGTCATCGAGCAGTATGAGCCACGTGCCACTGTCGAAGATTTAGAGGTGTTTTTAAACGAAGATCAGAATAGACTCAGCGTTAAACTCAAGTTTCGTATATTAAACATTGACGTAATCGACACACTAGAAACAACCGTAACGAGGTTCAGATGACAACAACGATACAAAGTACCGCCCTTGACTTCAATGCTATTAAGAACAATCTTAAGACATTTCTCAAGAGTGCCGAAGAGTTTAACGATTATAACTTCGAAGCGAGTGGTTTGTCAAATCTTTTAGACGTTCTCGCATACAACACACATTATAACGGACTTATCGCAAACTTTGCACTTAATGAGAGCTATCTTAGTACGGCACAACTCAGATCGAGCTTGGTGGGTCTCGCTGGTGCATTAGGATATGTCGTTCGCAGTAAGACTGCATCTCGTGCATTAGTTCGTCTTTCTGTAGCTGATCTTGCGGGTCCCTCGACCTATATACTGCCCTTGGGCACCACGTTTACTACTTCGATTGATGGTACGAACTATACCTTTCAGACACGTAACATATACACGGGAATTAAAGACGGATCAGGAGTATATCAGTTTTTAGATGATCAAGGTAACCAAGATTTGTATATTACCGAAGGTATAGAAAAAAGTAAAGTCTTTATTGCGGGTCCTGCAAGTGAAACCGATACGTATGTAATACCAGATGAAAGTATGGATATTAGTACTGCAACTGTAAAAGTATATAATAGTGCTACGAGTAGTACATATGTCGCATATGAGAATGTAAATGATATTACAACTATTAATGAAGAATCTCGTATATACGTATTAAAGGAAGCACCAAATGGATATTATGAAGTATCGTTTGGTAATGGTAGTACATTAGGTCTTAGTCCTAGTGCAGGACAGAAGATTGAAGTAACGTATTTAAGTTGTGCGGGAAAAGAGGGTAATGGTGGTATTACGTTTACTCCTACGAGTGAGTTTAATTTAGATGGAGGTGGAACCACACCGATTACTGTGACACGTGTACAGAAGTCAGCTGGTGGAGACGCTAAAGAGAGTATTGAAAGTATACGAAAGAATGCACCTTATTTGTATGCCGCACAGAATCGTATGGTAACTGCAGAAGACTATTCTAGTCTTACTATAAGAAATTTTGGTACATACATTGATGATATCAAAGCATGGGGTGGAGAAGATAACATTCCACAAGATATTGGAAGTGTTTATCTTAGTATCGCATTTAAAAACGGCGTTAATGCAGCTGCACAAAAAGCCGCGATTGTAGCATACGCTAAAGCCCTCTCGGTCGCTTCCTTTAATGTAAAGTTTACGGATCCGATTACTACATATTTGGAAGTAAATGGAACCTTTCAGTTTAATCCACGTTTGAGTTCTAATACAAATATACAAATGGAGAATACTGTATCTAATACAATTAATGCATACTTTACAGATAATCTTGGAGGATTCGATCAGAGTTTTAGAAGAAGTAATTTATTGACTTTAATTGATGAGACAGATCCGGGTATTCTTAATTCACGTGCAATAATACGTATGCAACAAAGGATTGATAGTTCTAATATTGATTATACGGTAAGTAAAGATTATACATTAACTTTCCCCGGAAGTATTAGTTCTGATTATGATGACGATTATATTCTCAGTTCATCTAGGTTCACATTTAGAAATAAGACTTGTGAAATCCGTAATCGAATAAACACAAATATATTAGAGATTGTTGACATTGGTACTGCAAATATTGTAGTAAATAATGCTGGATATATTGATGCAGATCGTGGAATAGTTTATATTCAAGGATTTGCGCCTCAGACATTAAGCGGAGGAGATTTGTATTTTCGTGTAACGGTACTTTCGGGTAATCAAAGTACGATTACACCTGTACGAGAAAATATTTTACAGTTAGATGCAGCGCGTAGTACATCTACTGCAATTGTTACAGCATCAACATAAATAAAAATAACGGAACACGGTACGCAAAATGGCACTAAGTAGAGTTACAAATGATTTGAAATCACGGATGGTAGATCTACTATCGTCTGATTTCGACTCAGCTGAAAATAATTATTACATCGCAATTGGTCGCCCGTATCCTTGGGTTGGAACTGTTCCTGCACCAGACGCTGATCCTGCACCAAGTTTGCGAGATGTTCGTGCAGGCCTCATGAGTTATAAAATTGCTGGTAATAACTCTGCGGTTGTTGGGCAGGTTTCTTGGACACTTAACGAAACCTATTATCCATATGACGATGAATACAGTTCACAGTCAACTTCGTTCTATGTGGTCAATAGTAACAACGAAGTTTTTCTTTGTATAGAGAACGGAAAAAATAGCGCGGGGAGTCCCGTTCCATCCAGCGTAGAACCGACCAAGCCCGCCACCGAAAAAATAAAGACCTTTAAAACGAGCGATGGATATCACTGGCGTTTTCTGTATCAGTTAAGTCCTTTTGCGGTTACACAGTTTAGTTCTTTAGATTATATTCCTGTAAAAAAGGTAGGCGCTTCTCCGGTAATTAATGAAGAAATCGAACAACTGACTTTACAGGATAGTGCTATTAGAGGACAAGTATTAAGTGTACAGATTATAGATGGTGGAGCTAACTATACCTCCCCTACTATATCGTTTAGCACAACTGGAACTGGTAATGGTGGTGTTGGTAGAGATTCAGATGAAGACGGTAATGCACTTGGATTTAGCGTTGTACAAAGCGGAGGTGTAATTACTGCGGTTAAACTGGACAGTGATAATAGCGGAAAAATTATACACGGTAGTCAGATTTCAGATATTAAATTTACTATTACAGACGGTGGTAGCGGAGCGGGTGCAATTGTAAGACCTGTGTTTCCACCTTCATTAGGTTTAAATGCGGATCCACGTACCACTTTGAGAAGTGATGCACTCATGATTAAGACGGAATTCCAAGATACGGAATTGGGTGTGTTACTTGCACAAAATGATTTTAGAACACTTGCGTTAGTACGTAATCCTAGAATACCCGGAGCGGGGTTATTTAATGGTAATACTGCAAACGCAATGAAGATTGCAAACCTTTCTGGTATTAGCGGTTCGTTTAATCCAGACGAAATCTTTACTCAATCTAGTTCAGGTGCACAAGGATACGTAGTTGCACTAGATGGTACTGAACTGTATTACGTTCAAAACAGTTCTACAGGATTTGCGGATCTGTCGCTGACATCAATTACCACTCCCAGCGGGGGGCTTGCGACAGTCGCCAGTATAACCTCTCCAGATGTCGATGTACAAACCGGAGATTTGTTGTTTGTAACTAATCACACCGAGGATAGTGCGATTCCTAGATCAGGAACTCAAACAGAGGATGTGAGACTTATAATACAGTTCTAATGAATTATACATTTATAGAAAAAATATTACCTACGATGAGAAATAC